TCCCGGTTTCGGCTCAAGGGGGGTCAAAATGCTCCCTTTTTTTATTTTACGCCAATAGGCTATAAATCAATATATTACAAACCTAATCGACTGATCTTCAACGTGTTTAAGTAATCTTACTGATGATTACTTCCGTTACTGTGCATTACTTATCATTACACTGTTGAACTATTTGTGATACTAATTTGTTCCTGGTATCACAGCTGGTATCACACTTGGTATCACATTTACCATAATTAACAAATTATAAACTAAAAAGAAACAGTATGGAAACATGGAAAATCAAGCCGGTATTCGACAGAAAAAAGAAAGCAACACCGGAGAAATCAGCTAAGGTTGAAATTGAAATTAAATTCTCACGTACAGAAAGGAAATGGATCTCAACAGACATTGAACTGTATTCAAACCAATGGGATGGAGAATTTGTGGTACGTCACGCTAAATTCAAACAATTAAATAAAGCAATAACCCAATATGTAAAAAAGTTTGATGATATTATCAAAAATATCAGAAAAGAAGGAAAAGACATCAATCTAAAAAACTTTAATATTTTTTATAACGAAAAACACGTAAAGTCTAAATCGTCATTTTTAGATTTCGCTTATGACGAGTTACAAAGAAGGGATCTTAAATGGTCAACCAAACGAGCGCACCTTATAGCACTGGAAGCTCTAAAACGCTCCGGAGTAATTAAAACATTTGACGATATCACTCCTGAAAATATAGCTTTATTTGACAGGTTTATAAGAAGAGAAGATCCAACAAGAGGACAGACAACAATACATGGATACCATAAGAGAATAAAACCTTATATTAATGAAGCGCTTCGGCTTGGACTTATCGAGGACACACCTTACAGGGTATTCAAAGATAAACATGGTAGATATAAAACAAGACAGCCTCTCACAATGGACGAACTGCAATCTATCCGCAATATAGAGTTGAATGATCGACAATTACAAAAAGTACGTGACCAGTTTATATTTCAATGCTATACCGGCTTATCATGGGTTGACTTATACATGTTTGATTATGACAGATGTACTGTAGAACATAACGGAGTTGCATATATAGACGGAGAACGTATCAAGACCGGAACCAAATTTTACACACCTATACTTACTCCAGCAATGGAAATATTAAAAAAATACGATTATAAATTTACAGTCCCTACTGTACAGTCATTTAACAGAAGCCTTAAAATCATAGCTGAACTTATCGGTTTAAAAAAGCCCTTAACCAGTCACATAGCCCGGCATACATTCGCTACCACTGTTGTTTTAGCAAATGACGTACCTATCGAAACGTTGTCTAAGATGCTAGGGCACACAAAGGTTTCAGTCACACAAGTTTATGCAAAAATTCTAAATAGTTCAGTAGAAAAACATGCGGAAAAATTAAACAGTATTATATAAATCCATCCGTTGTGCTTATGAGTTATCGCTTTTAGTTCATAGGCACAACGATATCACCCTTGCCAACACGACAAGAGGTATCAGCCTGTATATCCACCTCTCTATACGTTCCATCGCATCACAGCAAGTAAACGACAAAAATACCAGTGAGGCACATCATCAGCATGTTCAAGCAATATGTTCAACTTATCTTCTTCCATATTCTGTTAACATAAAAAAAGCGGTAAAACCCGTTGGGGATTACCGCTTAATGCTAAATAGTTACTTTATTTTGCGTTTTTGAATATTTAATTTTATCTTTGCGCCATGAAGATAGCCCTTGATACATTGAAAGGCTACGTTGACCGTAGCTCACTAGTGTAGATGTATGGGGGGTATCTTTTTTTGCACCTTTAGATTGCAGAACAAAACTACAATTCGAAAAAATTATTTATCAATCTTTTTCATTTCCTTTGCTGTCATTTTAAGAGCTTTTTTAATTATAGGCAATTCTTTTTCTTGTGGCAACTGTTCAGGTTTGCGCCCAGTATTTTGTTCTACTATATTTCGGACTTGTCTTCCAACAGTATAGTGTGTTTGTTCTAAATTAGCTTGTCCAGATATTTGTTTACTCTTTATAAGCTCTTCGGTTTGGGTAACACGGAATAGATTGGCAGCAAGTTCGGTACGGCTCATTCTGTCAAATAGCTTTCCTTTTTTAACGCCACGTTTCTTTTCAAGCTTCCACGATTCCATATTATACATACCCAGATAACCTGCATTTTGAAACTTTGCATAATCAGTAACATTTGCGGCTTTTGCTGTTGAAGCGAGAGATTTGTTTCCATCTGCAAGTTCTTCACGTATTAGCACGCGGTCTATTTCCTGATTGTTTTCAATGTATAATTCAAATTTTCGTGTTTGCTGTGCGAAATAAGCTTGCGCCAATGCTACTTCTGGCTTCTTTGGATCGCCATTCATAGCAGCAAGATAACACGCAAAACGTGTAAGTTTGAAGTCTTGGAACTCAACACCATTATTATTGCGTTTCACAGCTATTATATTTTCATAATGAGGAATGTTGAGCGAAACAAAAGCCTTTGTCGCGCGGTCAAGAACTTTACAAAATGCTTTCATATCATTATATCCAAGCATAACCATTACTTCTGAGGCCCACCAATAAACGATGCCGTTTTGGTTTTTAAAGTCTTCAAAAGAAAGAATCGCATTGTTGTTTTCTTGTTCCATTTCCATCTATAATTTAAAATTCGGCTCAAAGATAGAATAAAGTATTTGTTATTCCAATAATATCATATAATTAAGATATATAATTTTATTGGATTTATGTATATAATTTCACGACTATTTTGTAAAAACGGTAATTCCAACAAGTCAAAGAACGCTTCTGTTCGATTATTATTTTTCCATTCCCTTTCTGCAATGTTCACATAAGAACTTTTTGGCTACAGGGAACATCTTTTGACCGACATATCCACTGAGATATTGCGCTTCCTCTCCATAAGGATCAATCCCGAAAGCCTTGGAGATATGCCGGCACAAATGACCTTTTTCGTGGTCCCACGAATTTTGAAACTCTTCGGGGGTAGAGGTTAGTGAGATAACCATTACTGTCTCTCTTCTCCTGTAGTCCGAATAGGTTAGACCGGTATTCATTCTGCCTTCAGTCAGATTGCGATACGCACGCTTGAGGGAATCCCCCCTGCATCCTATACGGTACAGGTCCATAATGATCCGATCCGCCCAATAGGTGTGTACCGCATAATACACTTTGACGTGCCAGTCCCCATATTTTGGTATGTAGAACTCCTGAACAATCATATCACATCCGACCAGATTACAGGAATCCCTTTACCTATACAGGTGGCAAAGAACTCGTCAAACGCCCTGCAAGGATCGCCATCAATATCATCAAGGTAGCACTTTATATGCTTGCACAAATGTGCCTCGTCAACCAATGATTTTTTATAGAAATCCGCTTTCAGCATGTTTGCGACATAAGCAACGTCATAACCCTTGTCGTGCTCGATGGTAATTCCGTTCGCTTTCAGCATATCGTCCACTTCGTCTTTGCTCCACGGCTCCAACTTTTTTTCTTTACCCGTGGTTTCGTCTTTCACTTTCATTTTTGAGACGGCCCATTCATAAAGTTTCTTGCTGAAATGAAAGCCGTATGCTTCCAGATATTCCCTCATGCCAGATGGGAATCTGCTGTATGTATCCAATCTCTGTTCCATAACCTTTGTTTAAAAAGAGGGGCATTCCACCCCTCCACCATTAATAAAACTCACCGTTGGCGCGTCTGCGTCTGCGTTCTCCCATGTCATCCATGCGGGGATATTCAGGGAAATAGCCGGGATATCTGCGTTCTCCCATACCTGATCCTGAATAATTTCTTCCGCCATCACGGAAGCCCATGTCTCCATGAATCTCTCTCATGGCCTTTTCGTAACCGTGGCGGCAGCCTTCCTTGTAGGCTTCTTCCACCTCGTCACCTCTCATTCCGAAGCCGCGTCCGTAATCGTCACGCCCTTCTTCTAATATTTCCCACATTCCCATAATCATTTCTTTGTTTTGGATGTTTCAACCACTCCGAGCTGTTCCATAAGCCGTTTGTTCAATTCCATAAGGTCAGACATGTTCTTGCTCATTTCCGACATTTGCCCTTTCAGAGAGGATATTTCCTGCTCCTGACGTTGTTTCTCGGCAAATTCAGGGTTCAAGAGCGTAAGCATCTTGTCACACCCTGCAATGACGGAATTGTGGAAGTCCATGCTGTTGATGATGTCTATGCTTTTCTGTTTCATAGAAGCGACCTCGTTATTCATAGCATCACGCGAGCATGACACTACGATATTCCCGTTCTGTCCGAAGTCGGCTATATCCATGCCGGCAGGAAGATTTTGGAATGTCGTGTTCTGCCCGTTGATGCAGACAACAACATCCACAACCATTTCCATTTGGGGCAACTGTCCCATAGGGGATGCCATAGGATATTTCGGCTTGGGAGCGGAAACGCTGACCACCGGACCGTATTCGATAAACGGGTTAGCATCCTTATGAAGTATATACAATTGGTTATTGGTACGAAGTGATTGAAACATGATTGTTTAATTTTAAGGAGTGTGGTTATTCCCATTTTGGGAACCACCACAAAACTCCATGTTAATTATTACTTGCTCCGTAAAGAAGCGGTTTCTACTGTAGGAGCCGGAGCCGTTGTCGGTCTGTACCCTCCATTAACAAGATACAATTCGTTGGTGTACTTGTTATAATGAATCTCATAGATGCCGGTTCCAGCCAAGTTTGCAACAGTCACAGGCTCATTGTTATAAGCCATCAACGGTCTTGTGTCCCCATTAGTTCCTATCAATATCGGAAGTGTAGCAGTCGTACCGGCAGGTATAGCTTGTCGGAGACTGATATAGAATCCCCCAACATAATCCCTGTTACGGAACGCATGGTTAGGGAGTTCAAGAGTAACATTCTCCGTACCGACTGTCACAGCCACCGTAGGAAGAGTATTGAAGTTTGCTCTTCCGATTGATGGGAATGGGAATCCTGTAAAAAAGTTAGGCCACATATCTACCTCCTTTCTTACCGGATTAACCCCAGTAGTTGTTGCAACCACATCCACTACGTCCGTATACAGCGTCACCCATATATGCACCGTAGGCGGCTGCACGGAAACAATCTGTATTAATAGCGGTTAAATTGGGGTATTGAACACTCACAGTATTGGGGAGCTTGCATTTGATTCCATCAACATCGCTTTGTAATGCCTGCAATCCGGCTGCCAAAGGAGCAATCTGTTGTCCTACTGCACTCAGGATAGTGGCGTTCTGATTACGCTGGGATATTTCGGCTGTTAAAGTAGCCTTTTCCGCAGTAAGAGATGCGATCTTGTCCTGCAATGCCTGATTTTGAATTGCATCAAGTTTGGCAAGGATAGCATTCGTGTTGGCAGTAGCACCGTCACGCAATGACAATGTGTTTTGGTTAGCAGTGTTGATTAATGCGTTAGTTTGGTTGCACATTGCAAGCTGACTCTCGTATCCTTGTGTGGTTACAAGCTGTTTCATATCGCAGCAACAGCTACAGATCTGAGATGTCAGAGCGTTGTTACCTTGCATAATCGCAGTCAGGATACTGTTGGTGTTCTGACCCATTTGGTTACCGAGACCGCAGATTGCCTGTGATACAGAGTTAATACCGGCAAGGATTTGGTCTGAAGAGGTGTTAACAGCTTGGGCTAATGATGCAATGTCCACACCGTTCCGGTTAAGTGTCTGCATGATCATTTCTCTTCCTTCATCGGCACCCTTATTGTTGTTGCCACCGAATCCAAAGTTTCCGTTACCGAAGATGGCTGCAATCACAATCAATGCAATGATGTCCTGAAAACCTCCATTGTTTCCGAAAAAGCCGCCGTTTCCATTTCCTCCCATCAGCCCCATCAGATAGCCTGTGTCAATTCCACGGCTCTGCAAGGACGGAAGAATGGACGCAAGCAGACCATTGTTTGCTCCGGTTCCACCGTCTTGGTTAAAAACATAAGTTCGTTCCATAAGTATTTGTATTTTGTATCCCGGTCAAAATCGACCGTTCACAAAAGTATATATATCATATCTCATGAGGAATCAGTTGTTTCCCAACAAATTCTTTATATTATCCCAATATATTCTCATCATTTTTTCACTTTTTAGACGTATATGAAAATTTGATATCATATAGTTCACTGAACGCTTAGTTTTATGAATGAGAGAAGAAATCTGAGATGGATAAAATCCTTTTTCGTATAGAATATATACAAGGATATATCTAGCGTTAACAATCTCTGTGACACGGTTGTCACTTACTATTAATTCGGTAGGTATTTCTGTTCCTTTAGAAACAAGAGCTATTATTTTGGCAAAAATTTCAGACTTACACATTGTGGTTTAAATTTTTGTTGTATTTTTGCCTTGCCAATCAAATACAATCATGACAAAAGCATACGTAGGAAATAAGTAAGGATATTACTACTCCTGACACTTACCTATGTATGCTTTTGTATGCTTTAAAGTTTGATTGGCGTTAAACTTCAAGTGTCGGGGGTTATTTTAATTCTGCCCCCTGAAAGAATTACTTTTATCAAATGAGTTTTTCTATTATATGCCACACTTCTACCTGTGGCGAATAATACTTGATGTTGCTATCTCATCTTTTTACCTCCTTTCTGTTGATTACCATATTCTATAACTTATTCCTGCGATAACCGCAGGAGAAAAGCCATCCTTACCAAATCCATAACCGGCTGTTATTCCCAGTCCCCATCTTCTGGGTTTTATCTTCACCGTGTGATGGATATCGTTTGTTACTGTCTGTGTTTTAGAGCAAACATAGATACTATCTAGGTTAGGTCTGTAACCACTCACATAAGCGATGTAATCACTATCTCTGTATATCTTCTGCTCAACAGGAAGAACAGTGTCTCCTACATGGATTGTATCACCATCATGCCAACACAGTATTGGAGAAGGAAGATAATATTTTACAGTATCTCTCTTTACAATGATACTTGTACTGAACACCGTATCCGTTCTTGCCTCTATAACTGCTTCGGGGGATGGCTTTACAAACCATCCTAAACCGAAAGCGAGTACAATTATTAATATATAAGGAAGCCATTTCATATTATTGTATTTAAATAAGTACCAATAGCAATGCTATCGTTATCGCAATCCATATATAGATCCTTTGTTTCATAAACTTAACACTTGTTTTCTATTGGCACCGTCAGCTCGATAACTGACGTGCACCCATGCAAAATTGCTTTCGTTAATCAATTGATCATAGGGCAGGTTCTTGCGGATATATTCAAACAACAACTTGTTTTGCTGACGGTCTCCAGTATCAATATCAGCAGCTTCCCCTTTCATGTGCTGCGAGGTCTTGCTTCCCTTGACAGCTGCATTAAGTTCCGGACAGCGATAGCCACTGTTTATTGTTATAGGCTTTCCCCACCATGTGCGTAACGGGTCCAGTACGTTATCCACCAAGGCAGTTAGAGCAGTCACATGCTCCTGTCTGCATCTGTTGTTGATACCCAAGCGGTCAGCAGTCGTTGACTTGCAGAGTTCCGCAATTGTAAAATACTTCATTTTTTATCCTCCTTTTTATTTTCGTTGTCAAATAGTATCTGAGCCATGATCTTGGCAATATCATCCTTGTTCTCGATAATCACACTCATTGTCTTCTCAGCCTTGCGCAACTCCGCTTTTTCCCATGATTTTTCACGGACTGATTTAAACTCACAGAAAATGCAGTAACCCGTCCAAATCATTGAAAAAATAGGGAAGGGGATAACTACGCAGCATAACAGGTCAATGAAGCACAATTCTATGAACGGGGTGAAATACTTCTTCGCTTTGACGGCTGTTTTCTTATACCCCGTGGATGTTCTTGCCTCCCCCCGTTGCTTGGCTTTCATTACTCCCGTGATAAGGTCTACTAACATAGCCCCCATTGTAGCTGCAATACACAAGGCTATAAGCACAATATGTATCATCATGTGCTCGTTGATAAAATTGTAGATTACATCTCTCATTGAAAGTAAGTTTTGAACACATTAATATGATAGATATTCACCTGTCCATAGTTGGCATCAAATATCTTCTTGATCTCGTAGCCCAATCCATAAGATAACGCTTTCATTCTTCGCCAGTTGATGGAACGCCAGTTCATATTATGCTCCTTTGCCCAACGCTTGATACTGTACCATTCTTTGGACTCATCAAGTTGCTCGGTCTTCTGTTCTATTTGTTTCTGTTGCTCCTCAATCTTCATTTGCTGTTGGGCAGCTAGCATAAGAGCCTCTCCAAAAGACTGAGGGACGTTATACTGAGAATGAAGCGAGTAACTACCTGTATTTACCACCGAAGGAACAATCTCATCAAATATCCAACTCTCAAACTCGTCAGCTTTCGGCATCTGGCTTTTGGTTATCAAGCGATAGATGTTGCCTTCGCTAATAAACTTCATTGATTTCATTTGTATAGCTGGCGTACCATCTGCTTTTAATCCAGTTTGTACCCCTACTTCCCGAATCGTTATGGAGGCTGGTTTACAGTGATCTATAATTGCTTTTGATGGATTCGAATACTGTAGAGAAGTGGCAATATCCATTCCGCAAAACCAACTTTTACCATTTTCAACATACATACGAACTTTGCCAAATAGTGGGTGTTCGTAAACCATAATTCCACTCATTTCAAGAGCAGACGAAACTTTTTCTACAACTAGCATATTACTTCTTATTATATATTTAATAAACATGTCCTGCACTTTTGCATCACATTAATTATCAACGTTTTTAATTACTTTTGCCTGTTGAATCTTCGTAAGTCGTTGATACAAAATCTAAACGCAAAAATGCGTTTAGTAATTCATCATCTGTATTAAGAATTGACAATACTTCTTATTACAGAGGCATGTCTTCTTTATTTGGTCATACAAAACAAAAAAGAGCCTGCTACGGAAACTAATCCGCAACAAGCTCTTGGCTTTATCAAATATGTAGTATGTCCTTTCGTCATAATCAATGTGGCGTGCATCTTCACACGCTTCCACAAAGATAAATATTGCTTCTTTCTTTCGCAAATAAGAATACAAAAAAAAGAACGACCGCCAGCGAAAAGCACAGCAGCCGTTCAATCCACGCCCTACTCTCTATCCCATTCTCCCAAGAAGACAATATCGAAGATATCAAACAGGTTGTATCCACATGGGAAAAAGGTTAATAAAATATATGTTGTATAATCTGTTATTTTAATTTAGATTAAACAAAAATAATATTTAAATTGTTTGTTAATGAATAAATTAATTTGTTCCTTTGTAGCAGGCAATAGCCTTCATGGTGTGAAGTTACACCATACCCACTTTTAGAACGTGATCACTGTGGAGGCAATTGCTGTATTATAACGGCGGTTGCCTTTATTGTTGAACAATGAAACAATGGTTTAAGATACCTTCTTTAAAGAAGTCGAATAAGGATATGTATAGTGATGCTACTTATCATGGTAAAGATGATGGTGGTAATTTTATTTATGTTCCTAAATGGGTGGAAAATCTGTTTTCTGACAATAGAGGGAATATAGATTTTGACATGTCGACCGTTGAAGGGAAATCAAGAGCCTTACATGAATGTTGGCCGTTTGCAATGGTTCTAGATCATTGCGGAAGAATGATGCAGAATGGGCGGTATTATGTGACGGATATTAACGGAAACGAGAAGAGGAGTTTTAAAGACATTGTGACTCTTTTGAATCGTCCGAATGTGATACAGAGTGGGCGTTCTTTTATAAAGCAGATTGAGATATCTTTGAAGTGTTTCGGATTTTGCCCTGTCTATACACTAAGAGCTTTAAAGTCTGATCTCCCTAAATCCATGATGGTAATACCTCCCGAATTATTCTACATGGAATCATTCGGTAAGAGCCCGTTTACTCAAACAGAGCTTTCTTCAATTGCTAGTAAGGTATATATACGTTGGGGGAATGAGAATATAGAACTTGGTGATGAGGAGTATTTTGTCATATACGATTCGATAATGGATATTCCAAGTAATAATGGAGGGAGAATTACCTTCCACTCCCCTGTGGACGCATTATCTACTCATACTCGAAACTATATGGCTCAACTGATAGGGAGAGGAAACCTTATTGTTAATGGAGGACCTAAAGGGATACTATACGGGAATGATACGACTGACGTAGGGAATGCAGCTATTACTCCGTCTGAATCCAAGAAATTGCAGGATGATTTCAAAAGGAAATATGGTATAGTGCATAAGTTGTATGAAATCATGGTGACTCCTAAGAAACTAGGGTGGATTACATTGGGGTCAAATACAGACCAATTGAAGCTTCATGAGGAGGATAAGGCGTGTTTGGAAGCGATAGCTCAGACGATAGGCTTTGACCCCAATCTGATTATACAAGGAAGTACTTATGATAACTCTTCTCAAGCAAAGAAAGCGGCATATCAGGATCTTATTATCCCTGACAGTGAATCTATAACAGAGGTTCTGACTAATGCTATATGTAAGGACAGGGCAATAATCAAAATGGACTTCACTCATGTCCCTTGCCTTCAAAAGGATATGAAAGAATTGGCGGATGCCTTGTCTACAGCCTCTAATGCTGTAGCTTCATTGTATAACAATCGGCTGATTACTTTTGAAGAAGCAAGAACCGAAATGTCCAATTTTACAGATATTGATCCTGATAACCCTAAGGGAGAATTTAAAAGTGAAATAAATAATGATGGAGACAAGCAAATACAAGAACAGGTTGGGGAAGCAGTATAAATCCTTAGCTTTTTATGCAAAGGAGATACAATATGATTCTGGCAGTAGAACTATCAGTGGTTATGCTGCGGTTTTCAATAACATTGATAAGTCCGGTGACATGCTTCTGAAAGGTTGTTTTTCAAAAAGCATACAGGAGAGAGGCCCGGGAAGTTCTGCTAATGATAAGATTATCATGTTGTGGATGCATGACATGCATGAGCCTATAGGACGCATTACGCTTCTGCAAGAAGATGAGAAAGGGCTTTACTTTGAAGCGTCTATTGATGATGTGGAAAGAGGAAATCAAGCGTTGAAGCAGCTTGAAAGTGGCACTTTGAACCAGTTCTCTATAGGTTATAGTTATGTATGGGAAAAATGTGAATATGACAGGGAACGTGATTGCTTGGTTGTAAAGGAAGTCATTCTGTATGAGATATCCGTAGTGTCCATAGGATGTAACGGAGAAACTGAATATCTTGGTCTGAAATCGGCAGAAGAATATGAAAGTGCGTTGGAGTCACTTCCGGTTGAAATAAGTGATGTATGTAAAGGACTTCCGATAAGAAAGAGGGAGGAAATCCAAATGTTAGTAAGAAAAGCGATGTCACTCGCTCGATACAAGCCGGCAGACAAGCCACTTGATGAAGAGGGAGCCGATGAAAAAATAAAACTATTTACAAAACCTTTAAAACTTAAAGAAGCATGAAATTTGACTTTTTAAGCAAAATTGATTTGTCGGTAATGGATGAGGTTTCCGTGAAGTCATTACAGGCGTTGCAGGACGCAATAAACGCTACTGTAGGCGATTTCATGGACGATACTATCGACAAAAAAACTTTTGAGGATAAATTAAATGAGGTTTCTCAAAAGATAGATTCCGAAAAGGAATTGGAAACAGTGCGTAAGGAACTTGGTGAGATGAAAGAGATAATCGTTCGCATGAAAGGTGCAATGCATAAGAATGAAGACGGGCAAATGGTGTTCAAGTCTGTAGACCAGCAGATTGAAGAGCAACTGAAGGATTTCATCACAGTAGGCAAGCATGGAGAGAAAACTGTGGACTTGAAAACGGCTTGTAAGCAGTCCCCCGGTTTTAAGAAAAGCCTTACGCTTGTTATAAACAAGAAGGAGGTTGAGCCCTTGAAGAGTACGGGTGTGGCACCACATTATAACATGACAATTGATAGTCAGTTATCTGTTGATCCACGTTCCCAGACTGTAATCCGTAAATTTGCCAATGTGGCAGCAATATCTACACGATCATTGACTTATGCGGAGTTCAATCCAGGTGAAGAAGAAGCTGAATGGGTTCCAGAAGGCGGTCTTAAGCCTATGATGAGCGGTACATTGGCAGAAGTTACTATCAATGCTGGCAAAGTGGCTCTTGGCGCAAAAGTAACTGAAGAAACATTATCTGATTTGCCTCAGTTGGTTGCGGAGGTTAGGGCTGAGATTATCAATCGTATTGGTTTGAAAGAAGAAGAAGGTATTCTGTCTGGTACTGGTTCCGGCGGTCAGATTAAAGGGATTGGGAGTGATATACCTACATTCTCTTTGACAGCTCTGAAAGTAGATAAGCCCAACACTTATGATGTTATTGTTGGTATGTATACACAGATTGTGTCAATGTCCAATATGGCTTATCGTCCAAATCTTGTGCTTATGCATCCTCTTGACTATGCGCAGATGCAGTTGACTAAGGATGTTAATGGGCAATATCTTCGTCCTTTCCGTATTGGCGATGAACTGATTCAAGGTCTGAGAGTGGAAACCAGCACAGCAATCAAGCAAGGTGATATTTGGGTTGGCGATTTTAACTATCTTAACATCCGTGATGTATGGGTTCTTACCATTACACTTGGATGGGAAAATGATGATTTCACTAAAAATATGGTGACTATCCTTGGTGAAAAACGTCTTATGGTGTATATTAAAAAGCAATATAAAACTGCATTTGTCAAGGATAAGATTGCGACCGTTATTGAAGCTATAACCCCTGCCGGTATTGGCGGATAAATTTATTAAACATTATGAAAGTAAATTTGACTAAAACTTATGAGGTTGAGTTCGCAAAGGACGGGGCCGTTTATAAAAAAGGTGATAAAGTAAGTGTTAATATGTTACTTGCAGGTAAGTTCTTCCAAGATGGACGTGTTGCCACTGTTCCTTCGGAATTGATGGAAGACGCTAAGAAAATCGGTGCTGAAGATTTGTTCAATAAAAAGAAGAACCTCAAAGATATTGTGTAATGTTGGTGGATTATACTTTTTTCCAAGGTGGTATTCTTGATATCGAAGGTGCAGTATTGAATATACATACTCCTTCTGAGACTAATAAGGCAATTGTTGACAGCCTTCAAGGCTTTGTAATGCAATATGAGCCGGAATATTTAGAGAAGCTCCTAGGGGAAAAGTTGTATAAGGAATTCTCATCCTATATTTCCAACGATGGAAAAACTAAGGAAAAAAGATGGGATGATCTTATAGCGCATCTTGTCATGAAATATAGTGATGGCGATAGGGAGATTTCCAAATCCCCCATCGCCAACTATATATACTTCCATTACTTGAGACATAATCACACTCAGGCGACTATTACAGGAGTGAAGGCTGATGGAGATGATGGCCGTCTTGTAAGTCCCGAAAGGAAAATGATGTTTGCATGGAACGACATGGTAAGAATGAATATCAGACTTGTGAGATGGCTTCAAGGCAATAATGCGGACTATCCGGATATCGCCACCGATTTCGAATTGATGGAAACAATTAATTCCTTTGGGTTATGATAATTGATATAATATCAGATGTATGTGCTTCCTTGTCAAAAAGAATGGATAAACAGATAAATTACATATATGGTGACAGTTCTTATATAAGGGAAACACTTCTTCTTCTTGGGAAAAGCAGGGTGACAGCATCGGGAAAATTCCCAATGATAGGGCTGTATGTTCCCTTAGACGAGGAAAGGGATAGTGAGAATTATTTTTGTAAGGCATCTGTAAACATAATAATCGCTACCAATACACTGGAAAAGTATACAAATGAACAACGTCGTGAGATATCTTTTGAAGGTATTCTTCGACCTTTGTATTACGGATTCATAGAAGAGTTAAAAAAAAGTGATAAATTTGATTTCGGTTACTCCGGTATTGTAAGCCATACATATTCAGAAAATTATAGTTTTGGAAGACGTGGTGCTGTTGATGTTGACGGTAAGGAAGTTGGCGAAAAGATAGATGCTATTGAAATAAAGAATTTGGATTTAACAGTTAAAAATCAGAATTGTTATGCGAACAGATATTAGAGAGTGCGGCAGCACGTCCGGATTTAATACTGGAATGAGTTACTGCCCCCTGCAACCGGACAAGGTCGCAGGTGTTATATTGGTCATTCATGGCAAAAAACTGCCCAATGAATTGACTGCTGATGCTTTGGAGGAAGCCTGTCATGCTGATTATCCGGACAGAATTTATCCTATTACAGGATTTTCGGAATACGCGGTAAGCGGCGGTGAACCCAATACAACAGAAAATGGTTATGCCGGGTCGGAAATAACGGGCTATTCGGCAAGGACGGATACATTCACGTTGCGTAAGTTTAATCTAGCTTTACAAGCTAATCTTGTAGCCAACAAGGATACATTGTTTGATATGTATGTTTTTGACAAGAATAATGTTATCTACGGAGAGGATGACGGAACAGACGAGCTTGCAGGATTCGATTTGTCAGGGGTTTACCCTACAGGGCAGACTTATGACTCAAGCGGACAAAAGGCTTATCTTGCGTTTAATGCAATGTATTCCGATGCGGAGAAGATGATGAAAAACATGTCTGTAAAGCAAGCGGGTGTCAATTTGGAAAATGTTCTCAAGGGATTGAATTACGTTGAATTTGTCAAAATGGCATCTCCTGAGAATACATATAAACTCGTGGATCACTATGACCGCACAGACCTTACTGCATATTATGGCACTGTATTGTCTAATAAGGCTTCAACAGTCGTTTCTGGTGCGTCAGCACTGGAATACAGTAACGGTGTGCTTACAGCGACAGGAGGTGTACCGGTGCTTAAATCTCCTTCTATTTTACAGGCTAATGGGGTCATTGGAATTGAACAATGGGTACAATGAGAATTAATGGAGTCACATTTATAGAGTCCGAGGTGGTCAAACTTTCATTGGATGAGTTTGTCGCTCAGAATATAGATGTATTCTGGAAGGACATTTCTAGAGAAAGGCGGAAATCAAGGCTGGTTTCCGTATATAATAGAATTATCAATAACAGTAATTTAGGAGGCGGGGGAGATTGATCCCCCGTTTTGCTATGACATTGGAGGAATACGCGAGATGTTGGAAGAAATTGGCTGATGGCATTCAGCCAATGATAAGGGATAAGATGGAAAGGGATGTTCCTCAGTTTGAGGAATATATACGAGAACAGCTATATAGTGGTGTTGATGGCGATGAAAGTCCTTTAATTCCCGGATATACAGAGGACCCATACTTTAAAAAAGCTTATGGAGAGCATTGGAGGAAAAATGCCGAACGCTATAAGAATTGGAAGACAAAGATACAGAAACCAAAGCCTTCATATTTGGGTTTTTCTGCAAGAGGAAATAATACTCCAAACCTTATCATACGTGGAGATTTTTATAGTTCCATCACGGCAATACCAATATCAAATGGTATAAGGATTGCCAGCTATGGCGTTTCTTTTGGTTCTGATATTGAGAAGAAATATGGCTATAAAATTTTCAAGGTAAGCTCCAAAGCAAGGAGGCATTATGTTACGTACAGGCTTATGCCCTCTATTGATAAATTTATAAGGAGGTGCGAATTATGAAAAACTGCTTGTGTCAAGGAAATAAATCAATGAGGGAGATGGAACATATGCGTTCAATCGCAGAGAAGGCTGCTGTTATGGATGAATGTGTTTATATATTATACAAGGTTGGAGATGTGTATAAGTTCTGTCGTGAAGGTGAAAACTGGTCGGGTGAGTTTGTAGAATTCATATTTCCGTAAAATGGTGATTTTTATCATTCTATTATTTTGGCGTTTCCCGTATTATTTATTAATTTAGCAACAGCGATAGATAGAGGTTTCGCATAGAAAGATATTATATATTCATTAAGAGTAATGGATATGATGCGGTGGCCGACTCCTCTATATCGGTTGCCGCATTTTTTATATCCCGTATTAAGATGTACGGAACATCTTGTGAACGAAAAGACATGAAAACGAATCAAATCATGATTCGCCCAATGGGTGAATTTACAGTTAGTCAGAGAACAAAAGATGGCTATTTTGACGGTGGGGACTTGTTACGTCAATGGAATTCAGTAAAAGGAAATGAACAAAGAAAAATGGATGAGTTTCTTTTGGCTAAAAGAACTGGAGATTTTATAGAAGCGCTCATAGCTGAAGAACGTGAAAATGGTTTAGGGGAAAATTCCCCTAAAATTGATAATCAGGTAGTTAAGAAGAGTAAGGTTAAAGAGAAGGGTAAAGCTGGCAGACCTAAAGAAGAAGTATGGATGCATCCTTTCTTATTTACCAAATTTGCCATGTGGATTAATCCTCGCTTTGAAGTAAAGGTAATACGCTTCGTATATGATGAGATGATTCAATACCGTAATTTAGCTGGAGATGCTTATCCTGCTATGTGTCGTGCCGTTTGTTCAATACTCCCTGGGGATATATTCCAGAAAAAGATTAAGGACTTAGCCAAGTCTCTAAACATCATAGTTTATGGCAAACATGAATCAGAAATGCGTAATAAGATTGGCGATGAAGATAAAATCCGCGAATTATATGAGTTAGAATTACAGATAGCTCAATGGATAGATTTAGGCTTTATCAAAGACTATAACAGCCTTAAATCTACATTGACTAAATTGTATTACCGGAAATATCCCAATGTTCTCCCAATGTAAATATTGATTTTTCCTCAAATGTCTTGTGCGAAAAGATATTTATTTTTTAATTGAAAAACAAAACTATCATTTATGTTGTAATTTAGATTTTGTCTAAATTGTGAATGTAATATTTAATAATTGCGTTACTATATATTACTATGCGTTACTTAGTATTACTATTAATTGATATTGTCTTTTGTTTAATATTCATACCATTGTATAAGATAAAAACATCATTTACCTTTGTACCCGTTGCAAGTAGAGAGGCAACAGACACATGATTAAACAATCGCTCAAACGTGAGCCTTCTTTATATTTGGAAATCCGTTGCCTCTCTACTTTAGCAACGGATTTTTTCTTTCCTATAAGTCAGATTAAATCCACAATCGGTTCTATCAGTGCCCACCGAGCGGAACTTTGGATTAAACCAATGACAGCCGTGAGATAAAAAGGCTCTTCTGTTTTATACTGTATGTCTTTTATTGGCAAGACCTGCTCTGTTCCCATCACCTAACAACAGGCGCCCAAGCGTTGTATTACGATAACCAATAAGAGATGAAGCAAAGATGTTGGAGAAGCATCCAGTATTAAAGCAACAAAATGAATAATTGAAGTTTAACAATGTTCATCCGCCTCCTAATAATTATCTTGGGAGAAAGGGTGAGGTATAAAATTAACCAATATGACAGAACTCGTATTCAAAGGTCAGAATGACCAAGTTTTAACTAACAGCCTATTGGTGGCTGAAAAGTTTGGAAAAGAACATAAGCATGTCTTAGATGCTATAAGAGAGCTTATACAGGGGTGTGCCGAAACTTCGGCTGACCCTATGTTTGTTGAAGCTATAACGAATAACAAGAGCGAACTTTAATATTATTATATGGATAATTCGATTAAGATATTTAAGAATGATGTATTTGGCGAAGTACGAGTAGCTGGAACAAGTGAAGAACCGCTTTTCTGCTTAGCTGATGTTTGCAATGCAGTTGAGTTGAGTAATCCTTCATCAGTAAAAACAAGATTAAACGATGAAGATTTGCAACTGCTTGATTTACACGCCCTAAATCCTGATTTATACGTAAATGGGAATTCATTTGCTACGTTTATAACAGAATCAGCCTTCTATGACGTTCTTCTTTTTAGTTCTAGCAAGAAAGTAAAACCGTATAGAAGATGGGTTACGCATGAAATATTGCCCTCCATTCGTAAGTACGGTGCGTATATGACGTCCGATACTATAGAAAAGGCTCTTACATCTCCCGACTTTCTGATTCAACTTGCTACTACTCTGAAAGAAGAAAAACAGAAACGGATTGAAGCAGAAAAGAAGGTGGAAGAACAAGCCCCCAAAGTTCTGTTTGCTGATGCTGTAATAGGGAGTCGTTCTTCATGTCTTATAGGTGAACTGGCTAAGATAATATCTCAAAATGGATTCCATGTTGGGCAGAACAGGCTGTTTGAGTGGCTTCGCAATAATCATTATTTAGGAAGTGTTGGTGAACGTAGAAATATACCTAATCAGCAATATGTTGAACAAGGTCTGTTTGAATTGAAGAAAGGTACACGATCCGGCAATGATGGAGTGTTGCGTACTACTATAACAACCAAAGTTACCGGGAAAGGTCAATCCTACTTCATAAACGGTTTCCTGACTGGCAAATTCATCATTTAACCGATTGTACAACATTTCAAAGAACGAATTATGAAAAATACATTTGAATCAGCAAGTTACATTGGATTTATATTGTCAATTGTTTAATATTCATACCATTGTGTAAGATAAAAACATCATTACCTTTGCATTTGTAACAAGTGCAAGTCGTTACTTGATGTTGATTAAATATTCTCCTATTGGAGTTTATATATGACTGTACCGTAGTAGCTTGCACCTATTACGAGACTTTTTTTTATACGATTCCAAGCGTGGATAGTATAAGGGAGGAAAGCAGGAGTGAATAATGGCACAATGGGGTTCGATTCCTCACCTGCTACAATCAGTCAAAATAAATCCCCGGAGGCGGAAGTGACTGAGCCGCCAACGGGGAACAATATTAATCTTATATCGCAAAGATATGGAAAATTTTAATAAGTTAATACCTATTGATGGGAAAAATGGCGAAAAAAGAACAATAAGTTCACTGCAAATTGCAGAAATTACAGGTAAGGCATATTGTGGCGTGTTGAAAGTCATTAGAAAGATGGATATTATGCGTGTGAAAATAACAATGAAAAATATATTTTCATTATTTGTTTGTTTGAAAAAATGTTGTACCTTTGCAGTGCTACAGTTTTATTATCATATTCGGATTGGGGATTTTTTATGCCCGATATTAAAGTATTGCTTAAAATATAAGCAGAGGTTTCTCCGTACATATTCGCCCCAAAGCCGATATGGAACTGTAGCAAGTTGGAGAAATTCTCTGCTTTCTTTATTTATTAACTTTTAATTTTCATTGTTTATGCTACAGTTGAATGAAAATTACTCAAACAGCAATAGCGTTGCTGTGTTAGGTACGGCAAGCCCTTCCGACATGGGGCAAATATTCTCTTATAATGGGAATAGTGTAAGAATGCGCAAAATGAATGGGTATATTTTTGTATGCCTTACCGACTTTGCAAAACCATTCCCCGACAAGAACCTTTCTCACATTGTAAACTCAAAGGAGTTAACCGATTATGTAGCCCGAATGAGCGAAATACAAAATTGTAGTTCGGCTGATTTACTGCAAGTTACAAAGGGAGGAGATGTGTCACAACAAGGCACATGGGCGCATCACCGTGTTGCAATCCGTGTCGCTCAAAAGTTATCCACTGACTTTGCTATTTGGGTTGATAATAAGATAGAGGAGTTATTAATTACTGGAAGTGCATCACTTCAACCCAAACTCCCAAATTTTAATAATCCTGCCGAAGCCGCCCGTGCATGGGCGGACCAATACGAGAAAAATCAAACTCTTGCATTGGAAGTGGAGAAAAAGGAACAGGAGAAGCAGTCTATCATAGAGGAAACAAAGCCAGCCGTAGTATTCACGGAATGTGTAACAAGCTCGTCTACCAATATTCTCATAGGAGATCTTGCGAAACTTATCACCCAAAACGGATATAAGATTGGAGAAATAAGGCTTTATGAATGGATGGTAGAGAATAAGTTCCTTATCAGAAGGCAGCGATACAGCAGATCGAAGAATAAATATATAAATGACTATATGCCTACACAGAGGGCGGCAGAAATGGGATTGTTCTTCGTGAAAGAAAGACCGATAGTATCGGGTGAAAATCCCATTTTTATAAAACATACCTGTTACGTTACAGGTAAAGGTCAGGTGTATTTTCTGAATAAGTTTAAATCTTTAATGGCTGCATGATCATGGAAATAAAAATGAATAATAGCTTAACATTTGATGAAGTAGCAGATAAGTTGGGATGTTCAGTGGAGGATCTTCAAAAAATAGCTTTAGAAAATGGATTGATTGACGAGAATGGGAATCCTACCGAAATGGCAATAAGAGAGGGCCTTTTTTCTCAATATGCGACAATGGAAGATGAATATGGTACAGTAAATATAACAGTATCACATTCCGAATACGATATGATAGCAGTGTGTATATCAGATCCTGAAGACCATGAGCGTGACAGTGTGGCTTTTATTTCAAGAGAAAAAGCTCATGCATTAGGAGAATATCTTCTTAATATGTAATAACAATATTATTTATTAATCAAGTCTTTCCCACCTTATCTTACGAGGTGGGCAGACTATTTACATCCGTTAACGTTGCGATTCGCAACATAACCCGAAAAGACTATGAAAACAATAGATAAACTTGAAATTATACTTCAAAAAATGGAAGAACAAAATAATAGACTTGAACGGATATACGGCAAACATCTCAAACTGATAGTATGCACTGGGAAAAGAAGTGAGAAGGTTAAATTTAAACATAAAGATTGAAACGCTATGTTTGTAGTTTATTTAGACAACATTCTAAATTGAAAACAAATATGTCGTAATGTTTTGATTTGATTTCAAAAGTATATTATTTTGCTGAAAATAACCAAATTATTATAACTATATGAAAAAAGTATTATTTTTAATGATTGTTTCATTATTCAGTATGAATCTGAGTGCTCAAGTAATGAGAGCGGAAGAATTAGAAAAATATGCAAAGGAAAATTATGGTGATAAGTGGGTGGATGCGGCTGAAAATTTAGGTTCTTCATTGGTATTGGATAAGAATCAGAGTTTGACCTATGAGCAGATAATTAATTGTGGGGAACAGACTAAAGAGCAGTTATATATTACTTTAAACCATTGGTTTGCGGAGTCTTTTAACGATGCGAACTCAGTAATTAAATTGAATGATAAGGATGCGGGAGTAATTATTGCTAAAGGATTTGTGGGAGGAATCGCTCAACATATTGGAGGAATGACAGCTTATAATGTTAACATCCACCCTGTTATAAAAGTTGATATTAAAGATAAAAAAATTCGTGTTACATATACGCTTCAATATTATGAGGTTGAGCAGAACATCGGAGGCGGATGGATGGGGGCTTTTTCTGCTGGTACAACAGGACAGCCTGCGGACACGACAAAGAAAACAGAAAAATGGGGTATAGAAACATGTTATCCTTTCAGCCCCAAAGATCAGCATAAGGCAAAGAAAACATCGTCTAAAGCATTGATTATGGCTCATGCATATTCCAATGTTATTATGGATAAAATAGAAGAAGCTGTGAAGAATGGTCTTGTGGGCAATGAAAATGATGATTGGTAATTTAAATAAATTATTTTTCACGGGGAGAAGTTTTTGCTTCTCCCTTTTTTATTTCCTCACCTTCATAATATCAATAAAATCACTATCTTTGCTCTTAGAAGGTGCATGAAGTCATGCACTACCCAAAACTTACGAAAAGACCATGGCAGGAGCAGAATTTAAAATTACTGATGCGATTGATCCTAACATCGTTAAGAAGTTGAATGAGATAAGGATTAATATTCAAACCACATCTTCCGAATATGCGAATTTTACAAAACAATTAAGTGATGGCATAAATTTTAAGCCGGGTAATCTAAGAGAATACCAGTCTAAAGTTGACAGTTATAATGCTACAATTACCAAATTATATGCTTCTCAAAATAGGTTGTCTGAATTACAGGCTAGTCAATTAAAGTTATTGACCGATATTTCCCGTAAGATAGAGCTTCTTACCAAACCATTGAATACATTGGCAGACAAGATAACGGAAGTAAAAGTAAATTTGAGAGGTGCTTCCGAAGACTTGAAGAACGTGTCACAGGATGCGGAAACTGCTTCTGTTTCATTCCAAGAGGCATCTAAGAAAATATCCATGACTGCTGCTGATTTTGATTCAATCCGTCAGACGGTAAAGGCTTTTGATACACAAGCCTCCGAATTGAACAGTAGATTAAGTGATAACAAAGAAACAATTTCAGTCTTAAGAACATCTCTGAGGGAATTATCGAAGGAGTATAAGAAAGGTGCTATCAGCGAAGAGGAATACAAGTCCAAAAGAGATGCTACGGTATCCCAGTTACGCATGCTGACAGAGCAGAATAAACAGTATTCGGCGATATTGAGAAATCATACGCAGGTAGCGATTGCCACAGCAGGAAGCTATAACGAGATGAAGGCTTCAATGCTTCAGTTGGAAAAGGAATATTATAACCTTTCACAAGCTGCACGCGAGGGAGCAAAAGGTATGGATATCTTGAACAATATCGGCAAGTTGAATCAACAATTAAAGGATATAGATGCACAGATGGGCAATTACCAACGTAATGTGGGTAATTATGCTTCTGGTTGGAATGGCCTTAATGTTTCCATACAACAGATTGCGAGAGAACTTCCGGCTTTGTCTGTTAGTGCCAATACTTTCTTTCTTGCCATATCCAATAACCTTCCTATGTTTGTTGATGAGTTGAAGAAAGCGAGAATTGAATATGAGTTGGCTAAAAAATCAAATCAAACAGCTATACCTGTATTTAAGCAGGTATTGAGTTCCCTTCTTAGTTGGCAGACGGCTTTAGTTGTTGGGATAACTCTTTTATCGAGTTATGGAGGTGAGATAACCAAATGGGTGGGTAGCCTGTTTGATGCGAGAAAAGAGTTGGATGCTTTGGAAGAATTGCAAAAAGATTTCAATAAGGCCCAACTTGATGGGGCTAAAAATGCTCAGGACGAAGCGGTAAGATTGAATATCTTATATAGAGCAGCGACAAATCTTGAAAGACCAATGAAAGAACGTTTGACTGCCGTAAAAGAGTTAAAAAGGGAATATCCGACATATTTTAATAATATAAAAGATGAAAATATTCTCGTAGGTAATGCTTCCGATAGTTATATAAACTTAGCAGCTTCTATAGTTGCTGTTGCAAAAGCACGCGCTACAGAAGATATTATGGTAGAAAAAGCAAAAGAGCGTATTGCTTTACAAACTCAATATAACGAATTGATAAGAAAATCTTCAGAAGCATCATTAAAATATCAAGAAAAGGCGAACGAAGGTCCACTTCTTTTAGCCTTACCTGAATCCGTAAAAGCGACAAAATTTCAGAAAGAAGCTGATGAGGTTTATGACAAATTAAAAAAAGTAGAAAATGAAATTAAAGAATTAGCTGATTCGGTTAATATAGACGATCTTTTATTTGATCCTAAGAAAACATCAAAAGCCGCAGATGATTTAGCGCAATACATGGGGAATCTTAGGAATAAAATGGCTGACTTGTCCGTTTCTCTCATTGAGGATGAGCATGAACGTAATCTTGCTGCCATAGAGAAAGAATATAAAGACCAGATAGCAGCTGTAAAGGGATATTCTGAGGAAGAGAACAAACTTCGGGAAATGTTGGGCCAAGAGAGAATGCAGAAGATAGCGAAAGAGAATGAGGAATATGCTAAGAAGTTGGCAGAGGCTGAGAAAAAAAGGATCGAGGAAAAGAAAAAGTATACTGATGAGATGCTCAGACTGGAAGAGGAACAATCATCTCTCCGTATAGCAGCTACAAGTACTGGATATAAGGAACTTGAAAACATTATAACAGAAAATTATTCAAAAGGGCTGCTATCGCGAAAAGAATACGATGAAGCCATGCGTGAACTGGAGCGGAAAGCCGCAAACGAGCAATTACAGATACAGATAGATGCTGCTGAAAAAATGATTGAGATAGCGGAGGCATCGGGCGTGGTAAGCAAGCAACAAATTGAAATGCTGAGAGAATCCATAAAGGCTATGGAAGCAGAGATAGGTTCTATAAATGCGGATGATCAGTTGAAAAAAGCGGAAGAGCAACAGGATATCACACGAAGGAATTTTGAAGTGTTGAAAGGTTATTCTTCTGCATTGAAAGATCTTGCATCGGATATCGATAGCCCGTTTGCCGGTATATTTGATGGGATGGATAAGGGATTCAGTATTATGTCTGATAAGATATCGGGTGTTTGGAAAGAACTTACAGACGGTGAGAAGATGGAAAGAACTACCGAGATGTGGGCTTCTATGGTTAGTGGAATTGGTGAAATGATATCATCCATTTATGATCGCCAGATTGAAGCTATTGAGGCTGAACAGGAAGCGAATGAGAAAGCTGGTGAAGAGGAAATTTCCCGTATAGAGGTTTTAGAAGAAAGAGGTGCTATAACAACTGAAGAAGCCGAAGCGCGTAAACGTGCGGCGGAAGATAAAACGGCACAAAAGAATGCCGAATTGGAGAAGAAAAAAGCTGCATTAAGAACAAAACAGGCAAAGTTTGAGAAAGCTACCAGTATAGCTGAGGCGGCTATACAGATAGCAGGTGGTATTTTGCAGACGATAAAACAATTGGGCTTCCCTGCTGCAATACCTATGATAGCTGCTCTAGGTGCTATGGGAGCGATACAGCTTGCTACTATTATAGCGACTCCTATTCCGAAGTATGCCAAGGGTACTGATTCGCATAAAGGCGGATTGGCTGTAGTGGGTGATGGTGGTGTTCCTGAAACAATCGTTACTGATAAAGGAGCGTATATTACTCCGTCTGTCCCTACTTTGGTTGACATCCCTAAAGGTGCGAAGGTTATACCTTATGCAGTGGATATGGACAGGATAAAGGCTCATGCAAATGATTTTGATGGTCTTATGGCATATAGAAGCGAAAACGATCTCCCTCCTGTATCAATAGTTAATGATTATAGTGAACTGGAGAAAAAGATAGGGCATCTGGAAAAATCACAGCAGATAGGATTTGCAAAATTAGCCAAGGCGATAAGAGAAAACAATTATCAGCAATTTTCAAAAAGTATCTGATTATGAGGTATACAAGTGACATATATGAACTTCCCTTGTCCGTTTTTATAGAGATTTATACCAATGATAGCAATACTATTGAATTTGACGATGAGGACAAAGGGGCTGCATCGGCAAAAATTATCAATGACTATATAGAAATTGTCGGGAGCAAACAGTTGCTCTCTGAGATATTGAATTGTAATGAGCGTATGAATCTTGCAATGACCGTGGAGTGCATGAAGGCATGTGAGAACATGATGAAGTTGAAAATGTATGATGAGGTGCGTGATATCCTGATGAAGATAGGTTATTCGTGTAAAAAAGGTGATGTAATGGCTATGAATGCTAGAATATCCGCATTAAATTCCCGTGCACAATATGATTTGGATAAGATAAGTAAGGAAAAGAATGAGGGACTGAAGGAGAAGCCTACAAAACGTGGATTTATAAATGAAGTTGTCGCTATTGGGAAGTATAATAAGATGTATATCAATCCGAAAGAATGGACCGCCGGATCTTATGCCTGTCTTGTTAGGCAGACATGCGATGAAATCGATGAATTGAATCGTAAAAAGAAATAATTATGTATTATCGATGTGAGTTACTTATAAATGGTCTGAGGTACAGGGTTACTGATGATCTTGAGAATTGGGACGAGGTGAAGGCTAGTTTCAAGAGAAATGACTATGACGGTGTTATCCGTACTTTTTCTAACAAATTTTCTTTTGCTGGGGATGCTAGAATATTGCTGTTAAAACAATATGATGAAGATTATCTGAATGCTTCCGCTTCAATAATAATAAGTACAAGAAATAACAGTTGGTTGTATAATGAACGGTTTAGTTGCGCTCTCAATTTCTCTACATTGCAGGATAATGGTAGTATCTTACAGATAAATGCCGTGGATGATAGCGTGGCGTCCATGATAAAGGCTAAAAGGGGAACCCAATATGAATATCCTGTTGAAGAGGTGAAAAGTCCCATTCCTCTTGTTTATGACGGGCTTGAACTTTCAGAATCGGCAAAATGGATTCCTACAGGTGACATATACAATGGAGAAGTAGGGGAGATTCCGGATCAAGATAATTTTGTGTCAATGGATTTTGCTGAAAGGTGGCTTCCCATGTCATTATATACAGAGGCAACCGACATTAATATAGGCAATGCCACGGAGATATCGGATCAGTCATATATAAGTATTACGGAGTATTATCTAAATGATAATGGGACGGAGGTGTTGGATGAACGTAAAGATGATGGCACTCTGATATATGCCGTAAAAAGCATCAATTTGTCTGTTGATATTGATTTTAAATTTTGGATAAGCTATAATATCATATCGCCATGGGGCTGGACTAACGGGGTACGTTTCCGACTAGCTAAAATTGGCACGGATAAAAAGACATTGGAAACAATCAGTGAGGTATTCTATGAAACGTATTCCACCGGTCTTATAGAAAAAGAATATTCAGCACATCATGATATATTCTTAGCTAAAGGAGAGAAGCTTGTGCTCCTTTGCAAAGTGCAGTCAGGGAGGGAACAGTCTGGTCCTAACCTTGCTGCCCTTTATCCCGTGGATTCAAAAAGTCGTGTTACGATATCATGGAAAAACAGAATAAATCCTGTTGAGATGGATGTTGTAAATCCCAGCACGTTGCTCAACAGACTACTCAAAAGCATTAACGGGGGAAAAGACGGATTGACGGGGGTAATAGAAAGCATGGGTGACGGAAGGCTTGATAATTGTATGCTCTTGGCGGCTGAATCAGCTCGTAAGATTCCGGGAGCCAAAATATATACATCCTTCACCAAATTTGCAAGTTGGATGAGTTATGTGTTCGGATACGCTTATGACATATCCGGCAATACGATAACTTTCCGGCACAGAGGCAAATACTTCTCGGATGATGTTGTCAAAAAAATAGATGATTTATCCGATTACGAGATGAAGGTTAATTCCGCATTGGTGTATTCGCGCATACGGATAGGCTTTGACAAACAGGATTACGACACGGCTAATGGTAAGGATGAGTTTCGTTTTACGAATGAATATACCACAGGCGTGACCATGACGGACAATAGCCTTGAAATGATATCTCCATACCGTGCGGACGCATACGGCATAGAGTTCCTTGCTGACAAGATAGGTGAAGATACTACAGACAACGAAAGTGACACTGATTTATTTATGGTAGGGGTGAAATCTGATTCGTCTGGACTTAAGTATATATTGAACAGGGATTATCTTATGGGTGGCGTTCTCAGCCCTGACACAATGTTCAATGCCATGTTTTCTCCTTCTTCTATGGTTTTGGCCAATGAAGCATATATCGGTTCATCTGTTGAGATGCTTACTTTTGCGTCTTCAGATGGTAATAGTGATGTGGGTATTGATGGAATGGGGGAAAGCAGGGATATAATTCTTTCAAAAAGGATGTTTACTGTGGCGGAAGTAGAATTTGAAACTTCGGATGTAGAGCTTCCGGAAGATCTTACAGGAATTGTTGAATTTGAACATCAAGGCAAGGTTATACAGGGATATTATCAGCAGGCTGATTACAATTTCACAAAATCACAAAGTTCAAAGGTAACTTTGATTGTGAAAAATTCTAATTCTTTATAAAGATTCAATTTTTAATTATTATATTTGCAATGAAAGCTTGTGAAGTCGCAAGCTGCTAGAAACTAACGAAAAGACCATGATATCAATCGGAGATGTTTGCCCGTTATTCTTCAAACCGCTGAAATATAAATATTCAAATGCAGGATGTTTCAGACAAGTATTTTCCTTGTCAGACAACATTTTGCTGCAAATTTTCTGCGATAACGGTGAAATACCTTTGGCTTCTTTGAATGATAAGATTGGCAATATCTCCTCGTCAATAGCACTGCTCACTTATGATGTTAATGAAAGCGTTAAGATGTATTATGCCTCATTATCTCCTTCGGAGGGGATATATACAGTAACTATAGGCGATAAGGAATGTGAGGAATTCTGTGTGTGTGAGAATATAGGTGATTCTATATTGATTGAATATTCCCATAAGGATAATAATTCTGCATTTGATAATATATTCTGGATTGATGATGTTCAGCAGATGTTTCAGTTCAGAATAATAGGAGGATTCAAACCGGATGGGGTGGACTTAAAAGTTGAGAACGAACAGTTCGTGAACCAGAAGCAGGAGATAATAGAAATGTATTCTCTTCCTTATAAGACATTTGATTTTGTATTTGGGACAAGTCGTGGTGTTCCGTATTATATAGCGGAGTTCATAAATAAGTTACTTTGCCTTTCTCACGTTAACATAGACGGTAATTTGTATGTACGGGAAGGGGATTCTGTCCCGGAAAAGCTTGATACAATAGGTAAAAAACAGATGTTTATATATAAAGTGACTTTACGCCCTAGAGAAAACGATATTGCTGGGATCGGAGGCAAAACTGAGATCGCAACTTCTTCTTCAGGTATAGCATTTTTGCTAACTAATCCTGAAGAGGACGATGTGTTAAAATACAAGAAGGCGCAAGCTGCTTTTGTTAATGAAAATTATGTGTAATCATGGCTAGAAATCATCCTATAAAGATATTGTGGTACGGTTCGGAAACGGATGCAGAAGGAAATCCGATTATACCGAAAATATCCCCATCATTTGAAAAGCGATTGGAAGGGTTGAATGAGGGTGAGATATACATACATAATGATGATAATAATCCTTCTATTTACATAAGAACCAATAAAGACAGGGTTGTTGCCATATCGGGAGGTGCAAATATAAGTGAATTGGCTAAATATTTTTTGCGCAAAGACAAGGAGGACTCTACAAATTTTCTTTTATCATTACTGGGCGGAACTGTCATTAAGAAATATGCCAAGTTCGGTGATTTCGTTACCGGCGTATTAGGTGGATACATAGACGAAAAGGGCAATCTTGAAATGGAAAGCGGTGTATTTCGTAAGCGTTTGTTTGTTCCTGAAATAGCCTATAACCGTACAACCTATTTCAAAGGACGTATGGTAAACTCCCCCGGTGGTGGTTGTACCGTATTGTCATACGTGGATAACGGCGATGGAACCTACACCATCACTCCCGATCTGACAGATGCGGACGGATTGAGCCAGTTTGTTGATGATATCCTTACCACCTATTTTGTGACTAAGAATAGCGAAGGCAAGCTGAATGGATTTGAAGAAATGAAATTCCGTGTGACTGCCGCAGATTATACTGCCAAGAAGTTTACTGTCATTCCCCGTCCGGGGCATTCTGACTGGAAACCTGCCGAGCAGATGGTATTGGCACAAACAGGTAACTTTACGGACCCGGAACGTCAGACTTATATACTTATTGATTCAGTCAACGGAAACAACTGTATTACATTCTTTGACAATGCCAACACTTGGGACCCGGAGCCGGCGCAGATGCCTGCGTGGTTCGGCAAAAAAAAAGGCATGACCGTTAACGGAATTGATTGCGAGAAATATTCAGCCGTGTTGCAACAGGTCTTATTGACTGGGCTTATCTTTCAGATAGATGAGATAACGGGGAACAAGGTTCGTGTACCTTTGGACAAGGGTGAATGGGTTGCAGGTAAGTACGCCTACTATGACCGGGTGTCACATAACGGGGCATTGTGGTTGTGTGTTGATGATAACGGAACGACAACAGAACCGTCAGAAGGTAATCCGGCGTGGTTGAAACAAGTGGCGGAAGGGCAAAAAGGTGATCCGGGATTGTCCGTAGTAGGTGGCGGTCATTGGGAGTCCTCCAAGACTCCGTACAAAGCCAACACAATGGTCACTCTTGCCAATTGTGTCTTTATATCCAAGGTGGAAACCTCCAATCCTCCCATCAGAATATTGCGTATCAAAGGTGGCAATTTCTTAAGAAAGAAGGACGGTGGTTATTATCTTGCCGGGAAACCTGCCGACTGGGAGGTTAACGAAGACTGGGATATGCTGCTTGACGGGCGTGAACTGAAAGGTGAGAGTATCACTTTCCTTGGTGAATTTGCCACGGCTCCTGCCAATCCGAAAAACGGTGATTCATACCGTAACACGACTGACCGTGCTACCTACATCTATCAGGACGGAAGATGGCAGCTTATGATATCGGACGGAAAAGACGGTAAGGGCTATGAGTATATATATACAAGAGGCAATATCATAGATAACACCCCTGAAAAGCCGGACAGTCAGCAGAAAGATGGTTATGTTCCGGAAGGCTGGACGGATAATTATCTTGGTACGGACGCAGACCATCAGGTTGAATGGGGTTGTACACGTTTTAAGGAAAATGGCGTATGGTCTGAGTTCAGTGATCCGGCTGTGGTGCATCGCTGGAGTAAGGACGGGGAGAATGCCATCATGGCGGACTTCGATAACGAGATGGTCAATGCAGCCCTTACTTCAGATGGAAAGGTCGTATCCTCACAGACTTGGAATACAACTGTCAGTATGTGGTATGGAACGGAGAAGCTCACGCTTGACAGCATCACCTGTACACCTGACACAAATCTTCTGTGTGCGACAGACAAGAATACGGGAGTGGTGACAATATCGGTATCTGCCGGAGTTACTCTTGCTGCGACAAACACGGTGAAGATCACAATCAGGGCTACAAAGAACGGGCAGCAGTATTCCCGTGATCTTACGTTCACAGTAGCTGGTGTGCGTGGGGGAGCGAATGGTGCGGATGCCATTCTATACAGCATTGTCGTTTCCGCCAGCTCAGTAAGCAAGGACAAGAACGGGAACTACAGCGTGTCTTCCGTATCATGTTACAGGCAAAAGTCAGTGGGAGGCGTGATATCCACCACAACGGACGGTACATTGAAATACAGCATAGACGGTGGAACAGAAACTACCATAAACAACAATACAGCCATATCAAGCGGAAACTTTACGAAGATATTGAAGTTTATCTTTTACGTGAATGACCAGATAGTGGATGTTGAAACCGTTCCCATGCTTTCTGACGGGAAGGATGGTGCTGACGGTGAGAGCATCACAGCCGCAGGTCATTGGGAGTCCGCCAACACTCCGTATGCGAAAAACAGTACAGTATCGTTTGCCGGAGGATCTTACTTAAGCAAGGTTCAGACTTCCAATCCGCCACTTCCGCTTCTTCGTGTGAGAGGTGGACGTTATCTAAGGAAGAAGGATGGCGGTTACATACTTGCCGGGAAGAGATCGGACAAGGCTGTCAACTCCGACTGGCAGGAAATGACTTCCGGTGTCGAACCGTCCGCTTCATACTGGCTTGACAGCCCGGTAAGCACAATAAACTTTACCAGTACGGGCACACCGTCACCGTCAGCGTTTGTCGTTACCATGAAACAGAATGTAGGCGGTAATGTGAGCGATACGAACAGGTTCTATCTTGCTGCACGCAAATACAACGGAAGCTGGCTGGCTCATGTAGGTGCTACCCTAAGCAATCAGATATCCGTTCCTGCGACAGCCGGATACACCCAGTTTGCCGTCCGGGCTTATCAATCCGCGTCGGACGCAAACGCATGGAATAATAATTTTATCGCTGAAAAAGGGGTGGGTGTAGCTAATGATGGTTCCATAGGAGCAACCGGAGCAACAGGGGCGTTTCCCCGTGACAGAGGTGTATTCGCATCAGGACAGACTTATGTCTGGAATGCGGATTACCGGGATAAGGTCATATATCTGATAGGGGGAGTTTATTATAATTTCCTTGTAAAGAATTACGGTGCTTCCGTTACCGCTGCACCCACATCTGTCAACGGTGATTCCAATTGGGAAGCCATGCAGAAGTTTGTGAATATCGCTACTGACACCCTGTTTGCCGATGGTGCGAATGTAGCCGGCTTCATGTTCAAAGACAAGGTTCTCAAGTCTTTTAATGACAAAGGTGAAACTCTTCTTATCAACGGTGAAACCGGGTATTTTAAATGCAAATTAGCAGAGATTACAGGAACAATCACGGCGGATAAAGGGCGTATTGGCCCGTTTTCCATCATTTCGGGGGTATTGTCCTCAAAGATCCTTTATGAAAATGAAACAAATAAATACGTCGGTTTCAATTTGTCTGCCGGACAAATTGAGTTTTATAACGAAAGGACATTTGCAAACGTAAGAATCGGGGGAAACACGCAGTTTGTCACCATTGAAGGGATTAAGTATGATGCTGGAATTGACATACAGAGTCCAAATGCCATGATCGGAATGCACATCAAGACTCCGAGCATTCCTCTATTCGTGGAGGGAGGTAACATTTTCCTTCATCCGAACAATGACAGCTATGTTTCTCTTCGTGGCATAGTTGGCAACTGGAGGAACATATCCGGCAGCACCTCCCTGAATAACAATGATGACAATGTGATGTTTATTAATACGGGTAATATAGAAGTGACACTTCCTCCGGATGTTCCGGGACATACTATATACTTCAAACGTATGAGCGGCGGAGTAAGATTGACAGGAGGACGGATCCTGCCTGCTCCCGGAGGACAGGAGGTGTCTTATATTGATTTGGATTATGCATCCGGCTTCATTACGTGTATGGGTAATTATTGGGTTATGTTTTATTGCGGATAATTTAAATATAAAGTATGAGAATAAATTTTGCACAATTTCCTATTTACGACGGGATTAAAAAAGAAAAGCTTATAGCCAGTAACATCACTGAGGCCTTCGGTGACTGGATATATAAGAACGTAGCGGGCTTGAAGGCGCATCTCCTTGCGGAGAAAATCTTCAAGTCGACTGTAGATGGTGTGGTACTTGACGAAGAGGAGGTGGATATCATAAGACGTTCTACCCCTATGTTGTCCGGCTTGCTGGCCGATTCGTTGAATGATTATCTGGATAAAAAAGAAAAGGAGAAACATGAAAATTGAGAATTTGGAACGTGCCAGTCGGATCAATGACGAACTGGCGAAACTGAAGCTGGCTAAGGAAACATTGAATAACGGAGGCTATGTCCGTATCTACAGCAGCGCCCGGTCAAGTGCCGGATGCGTGGAACTGGATATAGCGAACTTCAATGGCGAGGTGAGCACGTGTATTGATAACCATATCGCTGAACTTGAATCTGAAATAGAAACGCTATGAAAGAATTATGGCAATTAATCAAGATGCTGTTCTCAAGCAAGCCGGGTGATTTTGATACTCCTGAGCTGCTCTCCATGAAACATTATCCTTTCAAGGGATACCGTTTCATGATGTGGTGCGGACGGATGATATACCGTGCAGAGAATAAGGAGAACATAGATAGGTATATGCAGACCTATGCGGGTAAGGAAAGCCTGACGCACGAAACCATACACCTGCGTCAGGCACAGGTTACCGGCTCATGGATAAAATACTACTGGCGGTATTTTGTCGAGTGGATCAAGGGAAACCCTATCTGCCATCCTGCGAGTTCTGCATATTATACCATCTCATACGAAATGGAGGCGTATGCCAACGAGGACAATCCGAATTATCCTGTGAACTATGACGGGAACAACCTTTCCCGGTACAAGATAAAAGGTGGCAGGAAGAAGCTGTACAAATCGATTGGCGGCACTTCAAAAGCGTGGAAAACTTATATTAGAACTTTATAAAATTTGGATATTATGAGTGATTTGAATCTAGAAAATATAGTTGGCTTCAAGGCTGTGGATAAAGACGGTAACGAACAGAATGTAACAGTAGATGAAATGGTGGATATGGTTTCCACAAGAATGGTTATGGCTTTGTCTGAAACTTCAACATTTGCCGCCGCTGCTGCAACAGGAAATGATGTGTATGAGAATGAACTTCCGACAGTGACGGATGCCGCAAATGTAAGAGTTTTACAAAGTAGCGGGGATGCGGCAAAAATGACGATGCAGTCGCTTGCATCAAAACTGGGAGGACTGATAGGGATAAATGATTCGTGGTTAAGAGATGGAGGACTGTTTAAAGGTGACTTAAACACCATTAAAAAAAGTGTTATTCTACGAATCCAAGAAGGAGCAACCAATACGCCTATAAATAACGGATTATGGGGTATATTGGTTACCTTATATACTAATTTAGGTGGTGGACAAGATTCATCCATCCAAATTACATATTACGGTGATGGATCTTACTATATACGTAGTATGTGGTATGGTAATTGGAATTCTTGGGCGAGAATCACAACAACGGCGGTCTGATTTCCCACTTCTGGGAGGACTAATGAACAGTTTGAAGCTGTTCCCGTTTATGCCCAAAGGTATATTAAGTACAGACGAAGAGGTAAATAGTGCAACTGCAAGCGGAATGTATCATGTATTCGGACGAGACGGAATTAGTGTTGTTTCAAATTATTCCATAATGATAGTTTTTAACGATGGACAAGGATATGTCATTCAAATGACATTCCGTCTAGGTGAGGATGTTGTTGGTTTCCGCCGTAATTATGATGGGAAATGGGGAGATTTTAGGTCTTTTGTATTGGCTTCTTAGAAACATGGATTACCTTTGCACCGCACATGGCGTTGTGCATATCAGGATCGGGTGGCACCGGCTTGTACCGGACCACCCGTTTTTTAATCATGTCAAAGATACGGTTTGCCAATTACCCCAACTGTTACTAAACCATTTCACTCGATATTTATAAATATCTCCGCTATAATTATATAGATTCTGAATACAACAGATATTAGGTTTGCCGATTACAACTAATACACGATTACGGACATATTCTAATTTTGAATTTTGTGATAGTAAGTATATTCCGCTATATTGCATAGAATCTAATTCGTCTTGAGATTCTATTTCTTTCTGATCTCTGAACCTTAACCACGTATCATTTATTCCAATCAGTCCTCCCAGAAGGGATTTTAAAGCTCATTTCCGTTAAATTTGTTCCATTTATAAAATGCTCCATTATTAGCAACTCTAGTATAAAAATATGCATGCCCATTAGGAATATAAATTTGAACCTGTCGTTTCTCATTATCTAGCGGATTATCAAATACAATTAAACTACCATAAGGGTATGCTCCTTCTGGTAAGTTGGGATTTGAGGAAGACAAATCAAGGGGTTGAATTTTATAAAATCCCATATTTAGCATCTGATCAAGATCTTGCCCACTTACAGGAGTATATGGTTTAAAAAATCCCAAAGAATCCGGCAAAAGTCCTCCCAGAAGCATTTTTTGTGGTTTATTTTGTAAATACAGAAGATTTTTTAACTTTAAAACAAAAAGTTGAGTATGTTAGAGAAGATCAGATACCGTTTGGTTTATAACCGACAAAACAGACTAAATCGACAGGGAACCGCATTAGTACAGATTGAAGCCTATCTTAACCAGCGGAAATCATATTTTAAAACAAATGTTTATCTAAAGCCGGAGTGTTGGAGTAAGGATGGTGCCCAAGTTATCAACCATCCGCAGTCAAATGAGCTTAACGCAATGCTATATGAGAAGATACTGGAGTTGCAGGCTATAGAACTTAGCTACTGGAAAAGAGGGCTTGAATCAAACCTTTCCACGTTAAAGGAGGCTGTAAAAAAGGGAATTAAACCAGTTGTGTCTTTTTTAAAGTTTGCAATACAAACGATAGAGAATTCTGATAGAAAACCGGGAACCAAGGATAACATGCTGGGCACGGTAGCCACTTTGAAGGAATTTCGGAACGTGATAGAGTTTACCGATATAAACTATACGTTTCTAAAGGAGTTTGACGCATTTCTTCGCAATAAGGGATTGAAGGTAAACACGGTAGGAAAACACATGAGAATACTGCGTACCTTGGTTAACGAAGCAATAAACGAAGGTTATATATTACAGGAGGCATACCCTTTCCGTAAGTTCAAGATCAAGAAAGAGAAGAAGGAACATAACTTCTTGATGCCCGCAGACTTGGAGAAACTGGAGAATCTTGAACTGCCGGACAGGAAGAACAACAGCCGGCACATACTGGACGCATTTCTCTTCTGCTGCTATTGCGGATTGAGATTCTCTGATTTCAAACAATTGACTTATAAAAATCTCGTAACAGTTGACGGAAAGGAATGGCTAGTTATGAATAGCATCAAAACAGGCGTAAAACTCAATATTCCGCTATATCTGCTGTTTAACGGGAAGGCACTGGGCATAATGCGGAAATACGACAGTATAGAACAACTGGCTGCATTAGGTTGCAATTCGGACACTAACAGGACGTTGCAGAAATTGGGAAGGATGGCGCGTATTAACAAGAAGTTCACCTACCATACCAGCCGTCATACATGTGCTACTCTCTTGGTTCACCAGGAAGTACCGATAACCACTGTGCAAAAGCTATTAGGACATACTTCTGTGAGAACAACCGAAATATACACAGAAGCGTTTGACGAAACAATCATCAAGGATCTGACAAGGGCTAATCAGAAGTATTCTAAAAATAGAAATGTAAAACAAAATCAAATAAAATCTCAAAAATCCCCGGAAAAATATCTCAGGCAGTAGAAATCTATAAAAGCTATCTGTTTTATACTTGTTTTTCCGATCCCATTCCATAACATTCGTTTCCTGTCAATAAAAATACAAACTCGCCAGTCTTGCTGTTCTATTAATTCTCTTCATTCATCTTGCAAGTAAAAATATTGCATTAATGGCAATTTTTTAAGAAGATTGGTTTTTGTTTCAAAATTGGCTCCTTATAACTAATTAATATAATTTTCTTTTTGTATTTCGTTTTAGAATTGATATCTTTGCTATTGTCTTCTCGAGAGAATGGGATAGAGAGTAGGGCGTGGATTGAACGGCTGCTGTGCTTTTCGCTGGCGGTCGTTCTTTTTTTGTGTTTAAATGTTAAATATTACACAATACAAGAAAATATATTGTGATTTGTTTTGCTGTTATATCACAATGTAGTATATTTGCATTGTGATAATAAAACAACAGGTAATAATAGAACCGGCGGCAACGGATAAGCGGCGTAAGACTATGAAGACAAAAATTCAATTTACAGATTCATACAGTGGTAGAGCAATTAATATAGTTATCAATCTCACTGACGGTGAAAAGGAATACTACTTAAGAGAAGATGACAAAAATGTCATTTATAACAAAATGTCTTCTTATCAGAGAGCAAAAATAGAATCATTCTTTGGAAAGATGAATGCATACTATACCAAAATTGAGATTTTATAAATAAAAAGTTAGGGCAACGAATTTCTTCGCTGCCCTAAATATTAAAATGTGGTTTAAACCACAATGACATTTTTAATGTCGTTTCAATCCACGCACCGAAGTGCGACTAACATCGTTGATGTCCGATGCAAAGGTGCAACTTTTTGAATTAACGAGCAACAAATTATAAATGTTATAAAACATATTAATTATGGCAAGAAGACGATCTATTACCCTAGATCAAGAGTCTAGGGTATTGTCCCTATATAAGGACGGGATGGCTATCAAGGAGATAATGAAGGAAACAGATATAAAGTCTGAGCAAACGATATATAGGATATTGGACAGCAATGGTGTGCCAAGACGTCCCAAGGTTAGAGGTGTAAGAAAAATATTTGTCACGATAGAGGAGGATGTAGCTGCTATCTTAGATAAGGAGCAATCGGTATCATTATATGTCAATGAGGCTATAAGATTCTATCACAGTAACCGGCATTAATTGCCGGTTATTTTTTTATTAAAACTATATTTAAAATCACGTTTTGAATCGTGTTGTTTAGATAAATTAAAGTCATATCATTTCGCAATACCCTAAAAATACCCATGAGAAAAAAATCTTAAAAATATACCAATACTTTTTGTATAACACCCGATGTTTTTTTATTAAAGCTTTGATATATCTTAAAAATATACCAATTATATATTATATTTTTTCGACACATAATAAGCCAAGGAGGCGACAGAATAAATTGCAGCGCAATCATCTGAACCATTATAATCCAATATCCCATCCATAAACTCATTGTATTGCGGGATCTCATCATAGTCTGCACGAAACATCACATTATTTTTGATAAAATCCAGAAAAGCAGATACCCTAGCATCTGTTCCCATATTTTTATGCATAATTCTGACATCATATCTATCCCTTAAGCCCCGTGCTATGGGGAAATAATTTTTCTCACTTTCAAACAATACTTCCACAGGAGATATGCCCTCTAAAAATGACAGGAGAACAGTCTCATCAAATGATCCTGTATATGTCACATTATCTATATATATTCCCTCATTTACATAGCACGAAACGATAATGAACTTTCCGGCATATTCGGGAAGAACATATACAAGTCTTGTCCCCTGAATATTTTTAGACATATCAAAATATCTCATATCTTTATTTTCCTGTTTAATTTTACTTCGTTTCCTTTTCAAGGAGAAACGAGTATATTCATCCTTGAATACCCATACAGTAATATATCGCAGACAATCCACCAAGTGACCGTATCTCTCATAAGACTGTCCTGTAATCTTATCCTTTACTCTTTTTTTCAGCACCCCTCCATTAACGTCCTTCTTGGCATTGTTATAATCGACTATCGAGTTTTTACATCCATCATCTACCGAAAATGACATTCCCGAGCCTTCATCGAGCATGTAGTTTACAAATTCACCTGACATCGGTACGGACGGGTTAGAAGCCGGTATCCTCTCCTCAACATGGTAATCGCTTTCCAGCCCTTCCACGAACTTATCAAGAAACGATCTCTTCTCTTCGTCTATAGTGTTCCCGTTTCTTGTCGAAGCATCTCCGTACAGATACAGCATATCATTATACTTTATTGATTTCAGGTAATCTACCGCCATTTTTGAAGCCTGTGTTACCGTGTTGAACGGATCACTGGCGCATATCTCGTTAAACTGCCTTATACTACTTCCATCCACTTGGAAAAATGATATTGAAATATAAGGGAGCACATTGTTATCAATTGATATATGAACCGGCATCCCTTTAATGTAGTGTGTCGTTTTTATGTGTTTGTTTGAATCAAATGCATACAGGAACTCTCCTCCTGTCTTAATGCTTCCCCATTCTCCCAATGCGTATACCCTGTAGTAATTATAATCATGATCCTTGTACCATTGGTAATTAGATATCGTCTGTCTGTCATAGTATCCATACTTCCCGTCCGGAGAACCTACTACCCAGAAGTTGTTCTTATACGAAGAATGCAGCTCTACCGTATCCGATGGATATCTTTCCATTTTTCCCGTACGCTCATTAGCTATCATTCTAGATTTATTATATCTCTTTCCTAATATCCGGCTATAATCCTTAGGTAATAAACTCCTTTTTATCGGATATCTTATTTTCCCGTACAAATCATTCGGATGCTCATCCCACTCGTATGTATCAAGGATCTTGGTTTTTATCCACGAGTCCTCTGATACTGGATTAAAGTTGCATATAATCTGTAGGCCCTCCTTTCCTCGTAGGCGGAAACGTATTTGTGTGAAATCCTCATATTCAAACTCAGTGGCCTCTTCCATCACTATCCAGCGATATCCTGTGATAGACTTTATCTTCTCGGGATCGTCCAATCCTATAAAATCGATTTTGCAACCATTTATACAGGTTATATTATTTTCCTTTGGAGCGAAAAACTGACTCAATTGAAGAGCTTTCATTTGGGTCTTAAACTCTTCATATACCGTATTCTTCAGGCTCGCTCCAACTTTTCTCACAACGAGAGCCGAACCTTCTCCAGAGAATACAGACAACAACACGGATTGTGTCGTAGATACAGATTTCCCTGATGAAGAACCACCTCTGTTTATAATATACCGGATATCCTTGTCATGCATCGCCTCACGGATATGCCAAAACAGGGGATTAAACAATTTATACGAGAATACCATCTCTATCATTGCTCGTCCCCAATTATCATGCGCACATTGGTACTGACATCACTTTTTACTGGAGCATCCCATCCAAGCATCTTGCTTATCTGTGTAATGGCGGCTATTTTGCTATATAGCCGTATCTCTACTCCATATTGAGTATTCTTAATCGATTGGATGCAACAACGGACTGGTTTTGGTATATCATCAAGAGAACGGACAATAAACGTATCTTTACTTTTTAATTGAAGATCTATAGGGTCTACATTTACCACATTTGTAAGAAAACGCAATGCATCTTCCTTCTTCATGTCAGACTTTTTTAATATATCAGCCTGTAATTCATTTACACGGGATGCGACAGATGGGTTTCTCAGTAATTCAAATGCACGCTTACTAACGACCCCATCCTTCCATCCAATACTATTAGGGTAAGCTTTCCGATATGCATCTGTAGCATTACCCGTTTCCATATAATAATGGCAGAAATTTTCTCTATTTGCTACGAGTTTTTTTCCCATAAAAGTCTTTTCGTCCGAAGAACGTACCGTGCCCCTTTACACGGAAACATTATAATTCAAAATTACAAAAAATCTGAATAAAAACAAAACCTGTCATTTAATTTCTGTTCTTAAAAATAGCGTAGATATATATATTAACATTTTAGGAATCAACTATGAGAGTTTATTCCCCTTTTTAAATTTATTCAAAAAACATATATCTCTTGTAAAATTCTCCCCGATTGATTTCTTACTTTCAATAATTTGCTCTACAAGCGTTATGCACTCCTTCCTTATCTCTTCGGTTTCGTTATAACCGCAAGCCTTATCGACTAGTCTTTCGATGTTTGACTTGGTATTAGAAAGTTGTTGACAGAGCATTTTCAAACGCCAGTAACAGAAATCAATTGTGGCTATGTGCTCAATTCTTTCCATTTCTCTTAATCGTTTCAATACATTCCTTTAACCCATCATCAAAACCATGCTTGTATCCCTTAGCGTATTCTCCAATGTTATACACCGCCATTGCAAATACAAACAGGATGATACCTAAAGCCTTATGCCAACCGGGGAACGAGATGGAAAACGGTTTAAATGTAATTGTTAGATCTCCGACCCATAATAGGGCGATAATACATATGATTGTAAATATAATTGTTTTCATAATCAATATTTTTTTCCGTTCAATTTAGGTCTTAGTTCATTGTATCTCATCTTCTGCTCAATATGCCATAGCAAATCTATGTCAAGATGTTTGGCTAGTGCAAAGATTGAAAATATCATGTAATTTACAGCCGTAGAAAAATCACTATAATATTCAAATGGTATGACAGATATAATATATATCGCTTCTGCAAAACTAAATTTACTGTACATATAAGCAATATCATCTATATATTCAGAGTTAATATCCTCACTAGCAGATTCAAGGCTTATTCCTCGAAGCCCTGCAAGATCAAGCAAGCGTATAACTACTTCGCTTAGTTCGTCTGGAAGTGTATCTTTGATATATTTTTCAAAACAATATTTAAAATTGGCATCATCGTGCGGTTCTTCATTCTCATAAGAAGATTTAAAAGATTCCCTGTCGGCACGTTTCCCTTTTCTGTCCGCTTCCACAGCTTTCCCAAGCCTGGAAATGATAAGGCAAAAGAAGTGTTCGTTACTCAGTTCTTTATCGTGAAAACCGTGCTCGCAAGCTGTTTTGTAAGCACGATCCCGTAGTTCGTTCAAATTAATATTGCTCATTCCCTTATTCCTAATTTAATTTCTTCATCCTTGATTATTTTCCCAATCTTATCGGCTTCTTCATACCGTTCCTCTTTTATCAACAGTCTTTGCAATTCCGAAAGCTGGTTAATGTAAACAATATCGTTACGATCTGACACATGACGGACATATCTTTCTATCTCATCCAGCTTATTCTCCATGCGATGCCACTTTCTTACCAAAATTAAAGTAAATGCCAGAGCACAAACGTTTAATAAAGCAAGGATGGATTTAAATATTAATTCTGCTATTTCCATAACAATATAATCTGTTAATCAATCAGTTCAAATTCATAAACGAAAACATAAGGATTGGATTCCCATGTACCCTTGTCTGATACTTTATCTATGAGGGCTGCAAAGGCTTCACGGGGTGTATCAAACCCATCGTCTTTGTTTCCCTCAAATTCATAAAATATAGATGGTGGAAACTCATCATCACCCGAATCTTCATATATCCCTTCTTTCAAGCAATCTTCATCGGAAATGTCCTGTAAACGTTCAACCTTAATATCGGTAATTCGGATATGATGGGACATGAAGTCAGCGCAGACAAAGAGTTTATTACGCCAACCTTTGCTATACTTCCAACCACTAACTAACATATCAAGTGTTTCCAATCCTTGTTCATGGTAAACGGTTTCATAGCTTTGCGCAATGGCAACAACTTCACCAACCTTATATCTAGACAAATGAATTTTATCTTTACAATATGTAAATGGAACAATTCGTCTAGTTATTGTCTTACGACCGTCCAACACCGCTTGTGTTAATCTAAATTTATCATTGAAATATATCTTTTTCATTTTTATATCAATTTTAATGCTTCCTGTATTCCATCTTCGAGTGCTTCTTCGTAGGTATTATAACGGACAATAGGTCTGTCAGACAATCCTACTAAATCATGGTTAGGAATTGTTAGTATATCATATATCCAATAATTTCCATACATATAGGATATTTCGATATGCAGGTTCTTAGTTTCACGAAGCCACTTTTGTGCAATGGATTGTGGAGGAAATTTTATATCTGTAAACATCCCTTTCTCTTTCATCAGCTTCGCTGTTTCTAATGTTACAAGTTCTTCGGTCATAATTTTATTCTCCTTTCAATTTCTTTATTAGCGCATCAGCGAAACCAATGCTCCATTCTGCTGTCATATTTGAATCAGCGATCATTACCTGTTTGCTGCAAAATCCTTGCATGGCAGCTTTCGCTAGTTCATATCGCCTCTGTTCCCAGTCGATAGCTGAAAAATCAAGTTCGCATTCTCTGTAAACCATGTTATCACACACATATAAATAATCTTTGCTATGTTGAGAGTTGATGTTTAATTGGGGAGTTACATCTACCAAAACTCCTGTTGATTTTATTCTTGCTTTCATATTTAAAATTCTGATTTAATAATAGTACCAAATGAACGATACCTACGCCAAACCATATTTCCACGTTGAATACTAGTAATCCAATCACAAGCCTTAAAAACTTGTCCTACATTATATAAAAATGGTCGTTTTTGTATTTTTCTTTTTATTCTTGCTTTCATATTTAATCGAAATACATTACTTTCTTACCTATACATACTTTGAACCTTGAAAGACGTTCGCTATGTTGTGTGATATGGTTAGGATTATATTTGTTAACAAAACATCCAGTACGTTTATGGTATCTGACACAAGCATTTTCAGGAGATTTAGCCAATACATCTTTTTCATCTATAAAATCAAAAAACAAATCATCTCTGTATGATACCTTATACCACTTAACTTGGTTTCTTATCTTTTTAAAATACTTTGCTTTCATTGTTCCTCCTTTGTTTTAAAATGACCTATTAGTTCGTTTACGGAAGCCTTGTGGTAATATGGTAAGTTAAAATCATTAGGCATCCCATAGAAATCCATTCCAGATAAACCTCCATCAGAGCCATCCCGGTATATACCCCAATCGCCCTTACCATTAGTGAATAATTGATTGTTGTCTGTATTATCCTTTAATGCAGCTATAGCCAGAAAAAGTTCCTCATTCGTTCCGCAATCAACACTATCGGTTTCGTCAGGATGTGGAATGTTGTTAAAAAACTCAATATTATATAGTCCACATTCGGGCGAGGTGAAAATACATAAATCTTCGTTAAGTTCCGCCCCAAACAATCTATATCCTAACTCATCTAATTTCTTTCTAAGTTTATAGGTACTCTTGCGTATGAAACACGGTGTTGTAAATCCCATAGTTATTCCTCCTTAATTATTCGCTCATTTATAATAAACTCTCCATGAATATCAATGGGAAGCATATTGGAAACACTCGCATGATAAGTCTTACCGTCCATTGCCTTACATAGTGGATGTATTTCTTTAGGCATAGGGGCAGGACATTTTTTACAATGTCTTATCATTTCAAAATGTCTGTTTTCCTTATTGCCACAACATTCACAATGAATTGGATAGTAAAAATAAGTACGTTCCAACTGGGTTTCTTTTCCACATATTTCGCATCTGCCCCATTCTATTGAATTACACATGATTGTTCCTCCTTCTCTGTTTTAATATCTGTTACTTTACCACGACTGACAAAACAGAAACAACCCATCACATCGCACAGATATATTCCGTTCTTTACTTTCATATTCAATCTCCTTTCCACTTAACCTAGCAACATATACATTACTATTAGGAATAGATAATAAATTGTTGTTTTACTCATTACTTTCTTGTATTATAATTCATTACTGTTCCGTTCCATTATTTTTTATATTAATCGCTATATCTCATGATGGATCTATTAATAATGTATCCATTTCTCTCGTTATAATGTCCACCACAGGAAAATTCTTTATATCCCTTTTCTTCTATCTTCCAACGAGGATCAGACGCCCCATTAAAATCTGAATCAGAGTGGATCTCACCAAGTCTTTCAAATTCTCTGTTAAGTTCTTTGTCTTTTATATCAACAATAACAGAAACATCTTTTCGTAGGGTATATGTAACCTTATACTTCATTTTTTCTTGATTTGAGGATTATTATTGTTTTTTTCACTTCATATCCCTTTTCTCTGAGATACGCTGCTATATACTCATCATCTCCGACATCATTAAGGACATCGAAAAGATAGCCACTTACATACTTCTCAACTGCTTAAGCATTTGCATAATCAATTTCCTTTTATATTTAAATTTGTGATTCATGTACAAACAATCGTTCTACGGCTTTTTTGGTAATTGTCTGATTAATGGATGTTTTCAATTCATGCTCCCAAATACATACAAAGTCATTTGGTGCGTAATATTCAGAAACAAAAACTTTATGTCCTTCATTTACTTTCTGCCTACTCCATTCCCAAAATCTAACATAATCAAAATTTTTAGATATTTCATATTGTTTTGTTCCTTGATATGGAATATCACAGTAAACAATAGAGTTATTGGGTATAATTAAGTTTGCATAATCTTCACTATGCCATTGAATATCTTTTAGATTATCAATTTGGCTCAAAGTATTACGTATTTGTTCACTTATATAATCTCTTTGTTTTACATTATGCCCGGAATATCCACCATCAAAAAAGCGTCCATTGAAACTTCCCATAAAACCAATCCAACCAATCATTGCCATATCATCATCTGAAATACTTTCGTTTCCTCTATATATATTTCGATAATAGGAATAAGTTTCTTTTGATATTTTAATTGGGAATTTTATACCATTACATAAATATTTCCACATACTAATCAGAAATTTATTCTTATCGTTCCCTATTCGCAAACCTTTTACCTTATCAATGGTATTACAACCGCCACAAAACGGTTCTACGTAATATTGACCGTCTTTCCTGTCTTTTAATATTATAGGCAAGATGTATTTTGCTATTCTTGATTTACTACCCATATATTTCATATTCAATCTCCTTTCTCTTTAATCCGTTCAAGCACATCCCTGTTGGATTCGAGTATATCATCGAAAGTTATTGTAGGTGTATTTGCAGATGTAAATGTATTTTCGGAATTGTTATTTCCGCAATACAAACACATTCGTGTAAAAGGTGAATATACCCTTCCACACTTCGGACAAATCCAACCTTGCTGTCCGAACATTCCATTAAAGTTTACTTCATTCATAATTACTCGGTTATTGGTTTATCAATCGGCATCCAGTGGGTTATATCCTTATCTTCAATCCAACCATTGGAGAGTGCCCACATGCCTTTGTTATATCCTTTATCTTTCCGCAGCCATCCTATGACATAATGCCGGATGGGGTTCTTATCATAAAGAAGAACTTCCTTGTTTGGTTCCGGCAACCGTTCATTAACGCTTATCCAAGGTGATTGCTTCGACTGCCATTCTGCACCAGAAATAAATCCTTCTTTAAACTCATCTGCGCCACATTCGCAACAATCGAATGCTGTATTATGACCATTACAATGTTCGCAATAGTCACGTTCTCCGCATGGATATTCACCGTTGCATTTATAATGAGCGTGGATTGCGTCCCTTGCCGCTTCTTCTACTGTCTGTTTCATATCTTTTTTCATAATTCGTCAAACTCTTTTTGTAATTCTTTTATCTTACTATCCAAAGCATACATATAGCACTGAAGGAAATTCTTACCAAAAATTTCTTCTTTTAATGGTACATCATTGTGCATTCTGTTGTATGTAAATATCAATCCACCACCATATTTTATGTTAGAATTTTCAAGTGCCATCTTATGATCTTTGTATTCCTCTATTTTATTGTTGATTTCTATTGCTTTGTTGAATTTATCTTTATCCATATTTCTCCTTTCCATCTATCCTAGCAGCATATACATTGCTATTAGGAATAGATAATAAATTGTTGTTTTACTCATTTCTTTCTTTTGTTATTACATATTGCAATCTCCACACATATCCACAAGGGAATCAAATTCTTCTCGTGAGTATTCAAATCCATTGATTACGATTACCTCGTTACCATTTTGGTCAAAATAAACTCCATCATTCATTTCTATATCGTTTTGAGCTTTTCAGACTACATCATTAATACTAATTTCTCCTTTCAATACTCGTTCTACCTGCCGGTCAAGTAATTCTTGAAATTCTATTTGGCATATAAGAGAGCAATCCGGTATAATCTCTTCTACTGGGTCTCCCCGCCACGTTGGTAGTTCATCCAAGAAGATACGACCGCCTTTATCTTTCAGACACGTTGCACCTACTTCTCGTTCAATCTCAGCCATTCGAGCAAATACTTCCGGAAAGTCCTTCCGGATTTTATTCCAGTATCCCATTCCACCTTTGACACAACCGATACAATTATTGTTATTGTAACCCATCTTGTACATGGCAGGGATTTCAATGCCAGCTTTCCAAAGCATTCCCATTGCATCTTGCTTGGTTATCTGTCGCTCGATAAGTGGGAACAACGGCTTTGTATCAGGATATTGCTGTTTAAAGCGGACAGCACGGTTTATTTCTTTCGGGTCAAAGTCGAATCCCCAGACTTGACCGTCCCAATTTCTCAACTCTTTTTCCAGCTTGTAACGGACTTGTTTCTTTAATTCGAATGTGCAAGCTGCACCAGTAGGACCATTAATAAATCTTTTCTTAGCCAACACATCCTCTACGTTAAGATACTTATCGCTGCGAATGGTATGAATTGGCCGCCCGTACCATCTCTCGCAATCTGAGATAAATCGGACATTATCTGGATGCCCGGAACCTGTTTCGATATAATAGAGTTGTACATCGTTATACAAGTTCAATGCTATCTTACAAGCTACTGCGGATGTTACACCGCAAGAAAACCATGCTATTATCATTTGATTCCTTTCTAATCAGTTATTAGTTAATTGGCAATTTCATAAAGCACATCCATATCGTTTTACTTTGTCGGCCAGTGGTATGCCCAAACAAAGGCTTATAAGGTATAATGGATAAAACTTCATTGACTTTTATTTCACTCTCACTCCATTTGAATACCAATGTCCCGTTGGGCTTCAAGACGCGCATACATTCATCAAAACCGCTTTTTATCATTTCTTGCCAATTATCCGGAAGCCTACCATATTTCTTTGCCATCCATGATGTTTTGCCAAGTGTTTTCAAATGTGGCGGGTCAAACACGACCATGTAGAAAGAGCTATCCTCAAACGGCAAGTTGGTAAAATCGGCTATTATATCAGGTTTTACTTCTATAGTTCTGATTTTATCTCTGTCCTTGGCAGTTACTATCTCTGATCTCTTATCAACGAATAAGGCAAGAGGATTATGTTTGTCAAACCAAAACATCCTACTGCCGCAACAGGCATCTAATATTATTTTTGTTTCACTCATTTCTGTTCCGTTTTACTCTAATTGATTTAAAAATATTCACTACAAACAAATCCCTTTCGCGGGGTAAAGTCTTTAAATTCACAACTTCTAAAAATCCATTTCTTGTCAGCCCATCCCGCCAAGTCTTTTTGCCATTGAGGAATAATTTGTCGTGGGTTATTCAAATCCCGGTATGGCTGTGCATGAGGCAAGAATCTACTTCCTCTATTTCGCCAATGATTGATACGTTCAAATGATTCTTTGAAGTCACTGAGCAGGATACAATAAAAGAAGTATTCGCCTTTGTATCCGTACTTGTCAATCAAAGCTGTAGCACGCTCACATTCAGCAATCTGTCCCGGTGTGTCACAGCCGAACCGTATGCGCTTCATCCATTTTACTCTTGCCAATAGCTGGGCGATGTCGTCTGTTACCAAGCGAGCATCTAAGCCCTGATTGAAGTCTACTCGTACGTCCATGGAGACAATCTTTTCAATTTGTTGTAAACCATAGTCGGATGCAAGTACATTGTTATCCATAAGGATTATGTTTTTGCGACCATTGACAGCTATCTCTTCGATATCCATGTATGGGGTAATCTTACCTTCTTTCTTGGGAACCACACACCACTTGCACCGGTTTGGGCAACCACGTGTGAGGAAACCGTAGGCTGTCTTGCTGTCAATCTGCGGATAGATGGAATAGTCGGGTTGCATCCTGTCAATCTCCATGGGCAGTACCTTTCTGATGTCATATCCAGTGCCACCTTTCTCCACGCAATCGGCATTGGTGATGTATTGCAGATAATCTTCTGTAAAAGAAAACACCTTAGCCATATACACTTTGTCGTAGCGATTGAACGGATTGTACCATTCCACATTATCACCTCTTGCCTTGTGCCATGCACTTATCTTCATCAATGCGAGATTAGGGTAATTACTATCTACTGCCAATAGTCCAATGTTCATTTCTATATCTGTTATGATTCTGATAAATATTTTATTAAACTCTTTTTGTTTCTAAAAAGCCTTTTATCCCATTGTGGATAATTATTTCTTGGTACACTTACACCGTCAGATAGTTTGTAAACCATCAAAAAGCTATGATCCTCATAGGATATTTCAATAGTTATTTTGCCAACGGTGGTATGATATATTTTGTCACCACTTAGGTAACATACACTATCACCTACATTAAACTCTGTGTCTATATTCATATCTATTCAGTTATGAATTAATTGGCAGTTTCATAAAACACATCCATATTGTCTTGCTCTGCCTTCCGGTAGTATGCCCAAATAAAGGTTTGAACGGAATAACAGACAAAACCTCCGCAGCTTTTATCTCACTCTCGTTCCATTTGAATACAAGCGTGCCATTAGGCTTCAGGACGCGCATACACTCAGTAAATCCATCGTGTATGAGTGACTGCCAGTCTTTCGGCAGTTTTCCGTACTTTTTAGCCATCCATGAGGTTTCACCAAGTGTTTTTAGGTGCGGTGGGTCGAACACCACCATGTAGAAAGAATTGTCCTCAAACGGCAAGTTGGTGAAATCGGCTATTATATCCGGTTTTACCTCTATGGTTCTGATCTTATCTCTATCCTTGGCTGTTACTATCTCCGATCTCTTATCAACGAACAAAGCAAAAGGATTATGTTTGTCAAACCAAAACATCCTACTGCCACAACAGGCATCTAATATTATTTTTGTTTCACTCATTTCTAATCTGTTTTGAACCATTCCCCTGATGTCAGGTAAATGGTAATTATTGCTAATTAAATTCTAATTGTATTATCAGTCAACTGTTAATCAACTTCCACTAACTCACCGTTTTCCAGTCATCAGCAGTTTTCATGATTTTCTAAACAGGTGGCTGAACGCATTATCCAAATCCAAGTCCAGATTCAGTTTGGACGGGAAAGATTTAATGTATTCGTACATCTTATAAGCGAGGTT